CGCCGATGGCGGCGGGCAGCAGACCCCAGATCGCCTTGATCGCCTCGTAGGCCCCCTCGAAGGTGTTCGCCGCGGTGTTGCCGAAACCCACGACGCTCTCGATGGCGCTCTGCATGCCCGACGCGGCATCCGCCTTCAGGTCGAAGAACATCGCCGTGGCGGCCGCGCCCGCCGCCGCCGCGCCCATCTTGATCCGCTCCCAGACCTCGACCGCGACGTCCTTCAGGAGCGACATCGCCTCGCCAAAGCCGCCCGCTCCGGACGCGAGGCGGGTGAACTGGTAGACGAGCTCGCCGGCGCCGACGATCAGCGCCCCGATGCCGGTGCGGATCAGCGCGCCTCGAAGGACGACCAGCGCCGTAGCGAGACCGCGCACGGAGATGGCGGCCGCGACGAACCCCGCCACCCAGCGACCCGCCATCAAGCTGACGAAGGTCGCGGCATAAGTGGCCAGCCGCCCGATGTTGCCGATCAGAGCGTCCAGCGCACGCCCGAGCGCACCGCCTTCGGACGCAAGGCTGACGAAGGCGTTGGCAAGCCACTCCACCGCCGGGGCCAGCGCCACGCCGATCCGGTTGCGGATGCCCTCGAACACCTGGGAGACCCCGACCAGTGCAATCTGGGTGCGCTGCAGCGCCTGAATGGCGCTGGCGTCCAGCACCGCGCCGAGGTCGTCGGCCTGGTTGCCGAGCCGTTCCATTTCGGCCCCGCCATTTCTGAGAAGCGGCAGCAGCCGGGTGGCGTCCGACGCCATGGCCTCGAGATAGAAGGTCATCTCCTGCTGGCTGAGGCCTGCGCGCTCCAGCGTGTCCACGTAGAGTTGCAGCGCCTCGGGTCCCGACAGGCGGGCGAACTGATCGGCAGTGACGCCGACGCGTGGCGCGACCCGCTCGAAGAAATCGGCCATCGGGCCGCCGCCCGTGCTCAGGAAATCGCCGACGCGATCGTTCACGTCCTTCAGGATGTCGGCGAGCTTCTCCTGCTCGATGCCCACGGTGCGCGAGGCGCCCGCCCACCGCTGGAACGCCTCCGGCGCGGTGTTGGCGACCTGCGCGAACTGCTGTGTCTGCGTCGCCACCTGGATGGTGGCGCGGGTCATGGCGGCAAGCGCCGTCGTGACGGCCGCAGCCGCCGCGCTGAGCGCGATCCGAGCCCGCCGCGAGAAGGCCGCGAGCCGGGCGTTGGCCGCTTCCATCTCGCGACTGAGCCGTCCAAAGCCGCGCGATCCGGCTTCGCCGACGCCTTCCAGTTCGGCGCGCACCTGCCGTCCGCCCACGGCCGCGAGGCGGACGCTGACCCTCTTCTCAGCCATGGCACTGATCCATCTGTTCGTTGAGCTTCGTGACCATCACCGCCTCGATGACGGGCAGTAGTTCGGCCATGGCGAGCGGCGGCACGCCGAGCGCGTCACCGAGAGCCAGCGCCGCCGACATGTCCCAGCCAATCACCGCGCCCGGCAGCACGCGCAGCTGGCCTCCGAGACGACCGACAAGGTCCCAGACCTGCCAACCCTCCGGCGTTTTCGGACGGTTCAGCCGCGCCGGGCAGTCCGGGCAGGTTTGCGTGCAGGCTTCGCAGTAGCGCTCGCCCCCGCCGAAGGACCATTCGGCGAGAGCGCGGAGGCGTTTTTTTCCTGTTCCAGCAGCAGGCCCTTGGAGACGTAGGTCAGCTGGAACGCCTCGAAGATCGGCCAGACGTCTAGAAGGGCGTCGATGGCCTCCGGGCTCGGATCGATGGAATTGCCATCCGCGTCGCCGATGCCCCCCCAGGCGAGCACCGCCCGCCGCGCCAGCGCCTTGGCGAAGGCGACGGCGCGCTCCTCGTCGGAGGCGTCCTCGGGCACCGCGTCGACGGCTGCGTCGCTGCGCGTCGCCACCATCAGCGCGGTGGTCAGCGGGCGCAGTTGCACCCGAACGCCGGGAGCGAGGTCATGCCAGCGCGGGGCGTTGGTCAGGTCGAGCGTGAGCATCAATACGTCTCCACGTCATTCACGAGGGTGGCGGTGCACATCCGGCCGACCACGCTGTCGCGCGCGGCCTGCCAGTCGAAGGTGGCCTGCACGCCCTGCGGCCCGGAAATCTCGATGCGCGGGCGCGGCAGATAGACGGCGTGCACCGTGAAGGTGAAGCTCTCGCCCGAGGGCAGGACGTAGGCGAACTCCATCTCGCAGGCCTCGCCGTTGATCGCCTGCGTCACCAGTGTCTGGTCGGCGAAGCGGACCTCGATCCGGCCAGTGAGCGCGGCGATGGACGGGTCCGCGCCATCGATGCGGCCGTCCGAGCGGATCGTCTCGATCCGGTCGAGGTTGTTGGCGTAGGTGATCTCGGCCGAAACCACGTTGCCGAGCGCGGTGCCATTGCGCGTGATCGACCCGTTGAAATGGCCGAAACGCTTCAGCTCCAGTGCCGTAGGCGTCCCCGCGCTCGTCGTGGTCCCGATCGTCTCGCCCTGCGCCACCAGTCGCGCCGTGGCGGTCAGGAGCCCCGAGCGCTGCATCTGCCAGGTGATCTGGTCGAGCACGCAGCCCGAGTACATGGCGTAGCGCGGCACCTCGGGCATGCCGGTCTCGATCGACATGCTGGGCAACGTCCATGACCCCGACTGGAACTCGTGGCTGTACGGGGCTTCCGCACCCGTGGTCGTGGGCGTGCCGAAGGCCGCCTTCAGCCAGAAACCGAAGGCTTCGGCGTCGAGCGGCACGACGACCTCGCCATCCGCCGTCACCGCGTCCTTGATCGGCGCCAGCGGATCGCGGCCGTAGCCGAGAAGCTCGGAGTTCAGCAGCGGCTGCTCCGCCCCGAGCGATGTGCTGGCGAAGGGCATCCGCGTGAAGCCGCTTGCAGGCGGCATTCCATAGGTCGTCTCGAACGCAAGCGCCATCAGCGCCCGCGCCCCCTGGGCTCGTGCCATGGTGTACTCCTCGGGTTGTCGGGATCAGCCGAGCGGGTCGGCCGTGGAATAGTGCAGCACGACCGGGATCACGGCGGCCTTCAGGCTCGCCGCGCCCTGGACCAGCAGATCGACCGGGCGCGGCGCTTCCGCCTCGACCCAGTCGCAGAGGCCGCCCAGCGTGCGGTCGGTGGCGATGGCCGCGCCGATGCTGGCGGTCAGCGTGTCGAAGGCGGCGTCACGGTCCGCGCCCTGCACGACCGCCTCGATCTCGGCGCGGTGCTGATAGTGGTACCGCAGAGGCGACAGCGTCACCTCCGGCTCCCCCGGTTCGCCGTCGCGCAGGATCAGCAGCCCCTCCGCCGGCACGCGCTCGGGCAACACCTCGCCGCGGAGCGCGGTCGCGGGCAGCGCCGAGAGCCGCGCATGCAGCGCGGTGAGGATGGTTTCGCGGGGGGGGGCCATGGGATGCGCCGGTCAATTTCCAATGCTTAAGATTGTGCGTTCAAGCCTAGCCGGTAAGCTGCTTCGTGTAGGGCGCGGGTATAGTCGATGCCAACTGCCGCGAATTCCTGCGCGATATCCGCATGAAGTTGCGAGCCTGGCCGTTCAACGAACTCAGCCGTGTTCGAAGACGCGAAGATAATCTGCCCAGCATAACCTTTCGTGCGAAGATCCGCAGCGACTGCCAAGTAGGTTTCGACCACCAAGCAGTCCTTGAACGAGTCTTTTCCTTGTCGTGCGGGCGTCGCTCGCTGCATCATCCTTCGGTGAGCACGTCCGGTTAGGGCATCGGTAGTTGGATAGGCGAGAGAAGCATCAACCCAGTCCGCGAGGATCAGCTCGCATCGTGAAACGGCATTCAGCCCATGCGAAATATCAGCTCGCCCGTTCACACCGAGCGCCCCGCTCCAGCCATCGATCCTCTGGAGTTCTGTCTGAAGTTTTCGTAGGCCGTCCTCCGTCTCTCGGCGAACCGTTCCTCGATTATCACTCAGCTCGTCATGAACTTGGCTGGCAACGACTGAAGCAACTGAACCGGTCACTTTGACGGCCTCCGCAATAGCTTTGGCAGACACAACCGACCGGGCATCAACGCTGTCACGACGGGGCGACCTAAGAATGTCGAGGAGAATGCATGTATCGGGCAAGATAAGCGGAACCTGTGCCGAAACGATTTCATCCAAGCTTTGAAATATCACGGCGCTTATCCCTGCGTGAGGCGATCATACGTCTCAAGAAGAGAAAGGCCCTTTTCGTAATCTATGGCCAGCTTCTGCGCAGACTGCTCGTCCCACCCATCGATCTCGATAAGCCATTGCATTAGGATATCGGTTCCCAGCGGCTGCCCCTGCAGATGCACCGCTATAACAAACTGCTCCCATCGTTCAGCGTCACTGGGATGTGAATTGGTGGTGCTCTTGTTTGCCAGAACAGAGAAGCGCCTTAAGGCCTCGGCAGCCGCCGGCGAAATCCAACTGTCAAGCTCGCGGACGGGATCGGTGAGGCTTACAACAAACCCGACTTCGGACTGGGCCGGCTGGACCACCTGATCTACAAAACCCTGTAATAGGGAGTTGTACTCGGAGACGCTCAGTTCCCCTTGCTCAGCAGGCACGATGTTCGTAACAGCATATCCGGTTTCTCGCGCCCAAAGCGTCAATGATGCACGTGGCAGGCCAGAGCCGACATGTCGGAACTGGATGATATCTTCATTGCCACCAGAATACTTGCGCAGTTCTGTTTCCTGATCAGGATCATGAATCCAGTCGGGCGTCTGGTGGTTGATGAGAGACGTTCGGATCGAGGTCTGGTCTGCTTCTGCAGACGCCAGAGTAAGATCCTGAAATACCGCAATCCCTGATTTCGACACCTTGTCGCTCCCTTTTATCTCACCGGTCCATCCATAGCCTGACGGATGAC